ATTTTACCTTTTTCTGGTCCTTCTTTTTCATAAGGTTTATCCCAACTATCACAATGCCAATCATAATATTGATTTAGTTTATATTTTGTAAACTGACAAGACTCAGATCTGTCCCAATCAAAATTCCAACCAGCCATTCTATTTGCTTCGTGAACATATGGATGTAATTCTTTATATATCCAAGTATCATTAAGCCACACTAAATCTGATTTTCTTTTTCTTTGTAAATTTTTAACTTCTTCTTTATTTAATTCTTTATCACCATAACCACCTGTTCTAGCCATAACTTCTTTTTGTGCATTAGCATATTCAATTACATCATCACAAAATCTAGGTGTAAGCACACCACTAAAATACCAATAATAATTAGATATATTCATAATTAATATTAATCACCATCCTTATATCTTTGTCTGTTTGAATTTTAGCTTTATGTTTTTTATCTGCATCAAATATGACTATTTTATTTTTTTCACAATTTACTTTTTTATTTTTAAAAAGTGTAGAACCATTATTGGTATTTACATAATAAATAGCTGTTTTATGTTTTAAATCTTTTGTTAATTTATCTACGTGCCAACTACATTTTGATGGTCTTTTTAAACATAAGTTTGCTCTTACATTTAATAAATTTTTAATTTTAAGTTTTTTTAAAATAGGTTCTACTAAATAAAAATAATCTGAATTTATATTTGTCCCATTAAAAAATAAATGAAACATATAGGAAGTGTCTTTATTGTTTTGATATTTATTATAATACCAAGGAAAATATGGTTTTAATAATTCTGTATTAATTTCATTTGAATATTTTTTTTCAATAAAATTTTTATATATATTCATAAGTGGTTGTTAAAATAAAATTCAATTGATCGTTTTGATTATTAGTTATGTAATACATATTAGTTGATGGAAACATAATAAACATATTATTTTTAAGTTCTATATCCCAGGATCTACCTTTACGTCTATTGTCTTCATAGTGTATTCGAACTACACAATTTTTAACATTTACGCCATATAAAAATGTATAGTCAGGAGAGTTCCGCAAATCTACAGGATCTATATTTAATAATGGAATTGTAGTTTCTTGAGGTTTATACATATTACCCCAAATTTCTTTATTAACTAAAGTAAATCCGTATTCTAGATTTACATAATCTCTCATATAGGTATTTAACATATCCCAATTTTTTGAAAATGGAAAAGGTGAATCTGTTACGTTTGATTTTAAAATGTTTTCTTGTAATTTATCTCGATCAATGTCCCAACCTTTAGGCATTGCCACATCACCGTAATATAAAGATTGTTCAGATAATATTATCTTTTGCATACCACATACCTTTATAATTTAAGCGTTTCTGTCTGTCAAGTCCCAAGACTGTGCGTCTTCATTCCAATTATAACCCCAGCTGTGAGTTCCAGCTTCATTTTGTGATTGTTGTTCTGCAGTTAGTGCAGGGGCATCACCAATCGGTGATTTCCAACTTGCAGTTGTAAGGTCTTTTACCCAAGATGCATATGGTTTTTTAGGCAAAAATATATTGTTATCTTCGTCCCAAATAAAACCTATACCTGCGTAATTTCCTCTAAATGCTTTTGAATCATCACCTGATGAATGTTTATTGCGTGATGTATTGTATGAAGTTTGAATCCACATTTGTGCAGGCCAGTTGTTGTGGGTTTCTAACCACTGTTGACCTACTGCTTCATCCTCAACGCCATCAGCATTTTTCATCTTATCATTATCCATAGTTAATACTTGGATAACTTTTCCGTTAGCTCCTAATTTTGCAAAATGTGCCATAATGTTTCTCCTTATATATTAATTTTAATTACCCTTCAACTATTTAAACTTATATCTTATTATTACAACTCCTGCTCCACCATTGCCTGCACACGAACAATAACCACCACCGCCACCACCTCCAGTGTTTGCAGTTCCATTTGAAGCAGTAATTCCGCCTGGTCCAGGTGAGTATCTTCCATCACCACCTCCACCTGTTCCACCTTGACCACGGCCTCCTGAAGTCGCTTCAGTACCACCGCCACCGCCACCAGCATAAGATACTGGACTTGCTGTAATACTTGTGGCTACGCCTGCTCCACCATTACCACCTTGAGAGTAATATCCTCCACCTGGTCCACACGCACCACTACCATTAGCACTAGCTCCACCACCGCCACCAGCAGAAACTCCATTTGGAGATTTTAATCCATATCCTCCATTATTACCTTGAGGTGGACTCACTGGAGGAGTATTTCCTGATGCACCAGCATTTTGGCTACCTGGACCTGTTCCATAAGGGACAGGAGAAAAAGCACCTCCGCCTCCACCAGAACCACCAGTTTTAACACCACCGGGAGAAGGATTACCACCACCGCCGCCTCCACCTGCGGAAATAATAGTTGAAAATTGAGAATTTGATCCAGAAGCACCAGAATAACAAGAAGCTCCACCACCAGCCCCACCAGCACCAACTGTAATTGGAAAATTTGTAACTGTAGCAGTTATTGTTCCTGCACCCTCTAAAGGAGAAGCTGTGTAAGGTGTTATTGGAGATTTGTCTTCTCTAAATCCTCCAGCTCCACCTCCGCCACCATAAGCGCAACCACCGCCACCACCACCACCAACGACCATATATGAAACTTGATTGTTTGCTGGTGTGCTTGATATTTGTGAAACACAAAAATTTCCTGGGCCTGTAAATGTATGAATTTTACAATCTCCAGAAGTAGTAACTGAACCTCCAGTTGCAGTAAGTTCTACTGATCCACCACTTGTAAAATCATTTTCATAAACTGTTTTCCAACCAACTGTAGAATCTACATAAACAAAAGTTAAACCTTGACCTTCTGTTCCTATTATTAAAGAACCACTAGCAGTACCACCATTAATTTTTTCTCCACTTGCAGGAGAAACTGTTAAAGCGTTTGCATCAAATGTTTTATTATAATCTTGTATTGCAACTATCGCTCCTGCTGAACCAGATGGCATAGTCATTGTAATAGCAGTCGATGTTGTATCAACAAAATAACCTTCTCCATTTACCGCAGAAAAATTTCCTGTCTTAGGAGTTGTTTGCCAATTTACAGTTCCTGTTCTACCAAAACCTGATTGACTTGCTCCTGATGCTAATGAAACAGTTGCACCACATCTACCTAAAGTTACAGTGGTTGCATCTACTACAACAGTTTTACCTGCTCCTCCACCAACTGTAGCTGTGCATCCTGATCTTTGTTCTAACTTATTTACTTTTAATGTGCTCATAGTTTAATTAATTTTGAAATTTGTACCTCATTATTACCACACCAGATCCACCAGCACCACCTGGGTAATTTACAACTGAACCTTGACGACCGCCACCACCACCGCCTCCACCAGTGTTAGCAGTTCCAGCTACACCTGGACTTCCTGGTGTTCCTGGAGCTGTGCTTCGTGCGCCATTACCACCACCATCTACAGCTAAACCACCACCTTGAGGAGCAACACCAGCAGGATAAGGTAAACCACCGTGAGAGTTACTTCCTCCACCACCGCCACCTGCTCTACCTACTGAAGATCCTGAAATATTTGTTTCTGCACCACAACCACCTGTCCACACACCCGCTGGCTGAGAAGTTGAGATTGCTCCTCCACCGCCTGATACTTCTGCTGGAGTAGGACTACCTGGGTGTGAATTTCCTCCAGGATTACCCTGTGGTGGACTAACTGGCGGAGTATTACCTGCGTATGCTGCATTTGGAAAAGATGGACTATTTCCACCTCCACTTCCACCTGCCGCACCTGGACCAGTTGATCCTGTGTTAGCTGGTTGTCCTGAACCTTTTCCACCACCTGCTCCTACAAAACCAAGTCCTGTACTAGGACTTCCTGAATTACCATTACTAGAATTACAAGCCTCTGGACCACCAGAGCCTGCTGCCCCTCCTGCTCCTATTGTAATAGGAAAAGCTACAGGAACTGAAGGTATTGAGTGTCCTGGAGCAGCTAAAGGAGTTGCACAATAATTATCTGGAGCACCTTTACCTTCTCGGTATCCACCAGCTCCACCGCCACCACCTTGTGGACCAGTTCCACCAGCACCACCGCCACCTATTACTGTATAACTTATACTATCTGAACCTAAAGAATTACCTATAGCGGTAACTGTAAAAGTTCCTGGACCCGTAAATGTATGCACCCTATAATCACCATCATCTGATGTAGTTCCACCAGTTGCAGCCATATAAGCTGGATTTACTCCTTGAATTGTACTTGAATCATCTTGTGTTGGTATCCAACCTCTTGTTGAATCAGCATAGACTAAAACCACTGATTGACCTTCCGTAGATAAAACAGGGTTTACACTATTACTTCCATTGATAGGAGATGAATTTCTATTAATAGTTAAATTTGCTGTATCAAAACTTAAAGCATAATCTTTTAATGCAACTATATCACCCACACTTGGTGAAGATGGTAAAGTTACTTCAAAAGCACCAGTTGTTGCTGTATCACAAAAATATCCTTCGCCTGATACTGCAGTAAAAGCAGTTGTTTTAATTGATGTTTGCCAATTAACAGAACCTGATCTACCAAAACCTGTTTGCGATGCACCTGATGCTAAAGCAATCGTATCACCACTAGCGCCAATAGTAATAGTATTACTATTCTCGTTAATAATGTTTTGACCACATTGGTTTTGAACGTTATTTACTTTAATTGTACTTGTCATAATTATTGAAATTTATACCTTATTATTACTACTCCTGAGCCGCCAGCACCACCAGCGCCTGCTCCTGCAGGGCCGCCATTACCACCTCCACCACCGCCTGTATTTGCTGTGCCTGCACCACCTGTTGCACAACCAGGAACTGCTCCTGCACCACCACCACCTGCGCCACCAGCACCTGCTGGTCGAGGAAGATTACCACCGGATGCAGAATTTCCACCTCCGCCTCCACCTCCAGCGTAAGTCACTGGACTTCCTGTAATACTTGTTGCTGCTCCTGCACCACCTACTCCTCCATCTACAGTATCAGGACCCGCAGTTGCTCCTACGGCAGTTGCACCGCCCCCACCTGAACCTGTATAACCTGAACTCGAACACCCCCCATCAAATCCTTGAGCAGGACTTACTGGTGGAGTATTTCCACTTCCTTTTGTACCTGAATTTGCAGCAGCACCACCTGAACCTCCTGGAAGACCATCGTGCTCATTACACGCTGTTCTATCACCTCCACCACCTCCACCACCTGTAGATATTATTGTTGAAAATATTGAATTTGAACCTCGCGCTCCATTGGCTTGGCTAGTTCCTCCTGCACCACCAGCGCCTACTGTTATTGGAAAATCTGCTACGCTCACTGATATTGATCCAGCGCCTTCTAAAGGAGATGAAGTATAAGGAGTTACCGGAGATTTATCCTCTCTGAAACCACCAGCTCCACCACCGCCAGCTCTACATTCTCCACCGCCACCGCCTCCAGCCACTACTAAATATGAAACTTGATTACACGCTGTATTACTTGCTGCTGTAGTAACTGAAAAAGTGCCTGGAGCTGTAAATGTGTGAACTTTAAAATTTGTACAAACTGTTGTTATAGTTCCACCTGTTGCCTCTATAAATGCTTCTCCAATATAACCTGTTCCTTCTTCAACTGCTAACCAACCTTTTGTTGCATCAGCATAAACTAAAGTTAAACTTTCATTGCTTGTTCCTCTTGTGTTATTTACAGCATCACCATTTAAATTAGATCCATTTCGATTTATTGTTAAAGGTGCTGCTGCAAAATTACTTGCATAATCTTTAAGAGCTACAATATCTCCCACACTTGGAGATGCTGGTAATGTCATTGTAACTGCCCCAACGCTTGCTGTGTCAATAAAATATCCTTCTCCAGACGCTGCTGTAAAGTCTGCAGTTTTAACTGATGTTTGCCAATTGACAGATCCATTTCTACCAAAACCTGATTGATTAGCACCAGAAGCAAGTGCTACTGTTTTTCCAGATTCACCTAAAGTTAAAGTGCTTCCTGATCTTGTTGTTACTGTATTTACTTTTACTGTGCTCATAATTTACCTATTGAAATTTATACCTTATTATTACTACTCCTGATCCTCCAAGTGATGCTGCACCTCCACTTGGACCATATCCATTTCCACCGCCACCACCACCAGTGTTAGCTGTTCCTGGATTACCTGTTGGCGAACCATTTGGATTACCAGCACCTCCACCACCTGGTCCTGCGTTTCCACCGCTAGATCCTTCAGATCCACCTCCGCCACCACCTGCATAAGTTACAGGAGATGCAGTGATTTCTGTTGTAGCTCCGTTACCGCCGTTTCCACCTTTAGGGTTAGTTCCACCTCCACCACTAGAAGTAGCTCCACCTCCACCACCACCAGTATTTGGCACACCACCTGGATGTCGAGATCCACCACCATTACCTTGTGGCGGACTAACTGGCGGAGTGTTACCTGATCCACCTGCTCCTGGAGCGTTTCTACCGCCTCCACCACCAGACCCACCAGGTGCGGGTGTGTTTGTAGTACCACCGCCACCACCAGTTGATGTTATAGTTGAAAAAATTGAATCTGATCCATTAGC